CAAAAAGAGAATAAAGTTGACACCACATATTGACTACGAGAAGATTATTAAAAAGTTAAGTGAGCAAGTATAAGAAACAAACCGAGTTTTATTGTTCAAATGCATACTGCCCTGACAAGGGGAAATTATTTAATGTGAACGATATGGTAAAAGTATTTAAGTTTAAGGTTTGTAAGAAATGCGAGAAATCTTTTAGAAGGAGATGGAATGAAAAAGAAATTGGCTAAACTTAAACCATGGGATAAAAACCCAAGAACTATAACAAAAGAAGGATTTGAAAGATTAAAGGCTCAAATAAAAGAATTAGGTGAGTATAAGCCTTTAATAATAACCCCAGATGGTACTGTACTAGGTGGCAATATGAGGCTTCGAGCCTATAAAGAACTAGGATATGAAAAGTGTTGGGTTAATATAGTTAAAGCTGAAACAGAAGAACAAAAGTTAAAGTATGCTTTATCAGACAATGACCAAGTAGGTGAGTATCAGAAGGATGATTTAGCTAACTTAATAGGAAACCATCCCGACATTGAGTTAGATAATTATAGTGTTAATTTAGGTAAGTCAATCCTACTGACTGACTTAATAGAGCCTGAAATTGAAGAAGATGAAGTACCGGAGGTAGAGGGTGAGGCAGTTAGTAAGTTAGGCGAAGTGTATCAGTTAGGAAGGCATAGACTCATGTGTGGGGATGCGACAAAAAAAGAAGATGTTGAGAAGTTAATGGATGGGAAGAGGGCGGATATGGTATTTACTGATCCTCCGTATGGAATAGGAAAAGAAATAATGAATGACAATTTGAAGTATGAAGCGTGGGTAGAGTTTTACAAAAAATTTACAGACACGATGTTGTCTTTCGTGGTAACAAATGCCTATTTTTATGTATGGGGATATTTTGAAACACTTTCTGATTATTGGCAACAGGTGATAAAACCGAGGGGTGATTGTAATTTTAGAAATTTTATTATCTGGAAAAAGTCTTACATTCAAGGATTGAGAGTCAAGGATTTTAGACAATTTCCAGAACACTATGGAGCATGTCTTCTCTGTATTTTCGGTCAACCTTTTCAAAATGGACCATGGAGTACATCGCCTAATGCTGAATTTTATTGGGAAGGTTTTGAGCCGATTAGAAAATATCTTGATGATGAGAGAAAAAAGATGGGATGGGACATTGTAACCATGAAGAAGATTGTTGGACATAGTGATCTCTTGAGAGATCACTGGGTATCTAAAAGTCAGTGGTCATTCCCAACTAGAGAAGTTTATCAGAAGTTTCAGGAGGCAAGTAAAAATGATGCGTTTCGCAAGGATTATGATGAGCTTCGCAAGGATTATGATGAGCTTCGTGGTTATCATAATAATGAGTATGGATGGACAGATATATGGGAATTTGATAGTTTAACTATTAGGGAAGGTGAAATTGTTTTAGACCTCTTCGGTGGCTCCGGCTCAACCCTTATAGCTTGCGAACAAACAAACCGAATATGCTATATGATGGAAATAGACCCTAAATACTGTGATGTAATTAGAAAACGCTATGAAAACTACAAAAAAAATAACTAAACATCCAGGTGGAAGGCCGACTAAAATGACAGAGGATGCTGTTAAGAAACTAGAAAGCGTGTTTAAATTGGCTGTTTCTGACACCACAGCTTGTAGATATGCAGATATTTCAAGAATTACTTATTATGATTGGTTAAAAAAAGACGAGGAGTTTTCTAACAGAATGTCTAAGGCTAAAGAATATGCACGATTGGCGGCGGGAAATGTTGTTATGGATGCTATTGTAAAAGATAAAGATGTGAATACTGCTAAGTGGTGGCTAGAGAAGAAATGTCCCGAGGAGTTTGCTCAGCCACCATCAGTAGCACAGCAGTTTAATGTTGGGGATAAAATAACCTATGTAATTGAAACTACAAAAGATGAGAAAGAGTTTAATAAAACTCCACCCGAATCAAAGTAAGATTTTTTTAGATAATAGTTTATACCGAGTACTGGTTGCCGGTAGGAAGTTTGGCAAGTCAACTTTAATGCTGGCAGAGCTTCTTAGAGCGGTTAAAACAATCCCCAATGTAGTCTATATAGCTCCTACCTATAAAATGGCTAGGAACACGCTCTGGCTTGACCACATAAAGAAGTTTATACCCGATGAGCTTTTAAAAGATAAGCACGAAACAGATCTGAGACTGACTTTCAGAAATGGAAACATGATAACCTTATATGGGGCTGATGACCCAGATAGATTGAGAGGATTAAATATCGGCTTTGCCGGTATAGACGAGGTGGCAGATATTAAACCAACAGTGTGGGAAATGATTATAGAACCAAACCTTCTGGCAACTAAGGGTAGGGCTTTATTTGTCGGAACTCCAAAGGGAAAGAAAAACCAAATGTATGAACTCTACAATATGCAGGACTCTATTTATAGTTGCTATCACTTTACAAGCTACGACAACTTAATGCTGGACAAGGCCAAACTAGACGCAATAAGGGAAAGGTTAATAAGACAGGGTAAAGAGGATGTTTGGAAGCAGGAGTACATGGCAATGTTTACAGTCTTGGCGGGAATGATTTATGATAATTGGAATAGGGATATACACATAGCCGATCCTGATATTGGAGAATGTACTTATGCTTTCTCAGTTGACAGGGGAATGGAAAACCCATCCGCAGTTGGTTTTTACAAGATTTACAGAAAAGAAGGAGAGGACAGAATACACAGGTATGATGAAATATATAAAGCCGGACTATCACCAAGCGAGCTAGTTAGCCGAATAAGACAGAAAATGGGGACTAGAGAGTTTGTTTATCAGTATTGTGATCCAAGTGCTAAGGATTTTATTGCAGTTGCTAAGGATGAGGGGTTAAATATTGATCCGGCAGTCAGGGAAACTGGCGGTAAAGAGGTTAGTTGGGTAAGGGAGGGGATTTCTAAATGCAAAGGTTGGCTGGCTAAAAGCCTGATAGACGGCAAGCCTAAATTTACAGTAAGCAAAAATTGTGTTTATTTTATTGAGGAGATAGAAGGCTATATTTGGGAAGAGAGGCCGGACAAAGACGAAGCACAATTAAAGGACCGGCCAAGAAAACTGAACGACCACGCAGTTGATGAATGGAGATACTTAATAGTTAGCTTTCAAAAGCCGTTAGACGATGACGAGGACTGGGCAGAAGATAAAACTGTTGAAAGATTGAAAGGATTTTATTGATGACAGAATTTAATTGGTTAAAAGATAAAAAAATAATAGAAGCTTTTAAGAAGTCGGATAAGAGGTATTTAATTGATATTGAGAAATACAAAGACCAAGTTCCTTATGGGCAGTTGCAGTTTACTTTAAGGATCCACGCCGGCAAAGTAACAGATCTGATAGTAACTCATATTGGTAGAAGGTTAAGGTATGATTTGAAGAAAGGAGGTTAATATGAAATTTCTTAAATGGTATTCAATACTAATAATATTATGGAGTTGTTTACATTGGTTGGGCGAGTTTCTAAGGGGTGGACCAGAATGGGATGTGGGAATAATGATAATAATGATACAGGCCCCAATGGTTTACTATTTGTTTAAGAGCAAAACTTGACAATCTTTGTCGTTTAGTGATATAAATAATTAAGTCGGGAGCGACCTGATAACAGGAACTCCTGCAAGAGTTATAGAATTTTCTATGATTTTTGCAGGAGGTTTTTTTATGGCTAAAAAGAAAGATAAAAAAGAATTTAACACCACTAAAGACACCGGAGAAGGACTTGGTTCGCAAAAGGAAGATAAAATAGTTGCGGATTGTAAATCAAACGCTGATGCTTCTTGGGATTACATTCAACCCCTGAGAGATGGATGGGATGAAAAAGAGGCTCTTCTTATTTGTAAACTAAAAGATGAAATTTCCACAGATGATGCAGTAGATTCCGGTGTTTTTGATCCTCGTCTTGCAACTATTGTTTTTGAAAGAACCGCTAGGGTGATGGCTCAAAGAGCAAAGGGCAAGGCTTATGGTACATCTAAGGATGATATTGGCAAAAACAAGTTTATGAATCTTCTAAGAGATTATTACTACAAAAACGCTAACTACTGGCGGTCAATGATTATAAAAGAGAGAATGATGGATTTGTACTCAATGGTTTATGGGACTATGTTTGCTCTTGTACCTTGGATACAGCATGGAGAATACATAGGGCCGGAGATGATTCCATGGCCAATTAGAATGTGCTGGCCTCAACCTTCAGTATCTTCAATTGGGGAAAGCGATTGGTTTCAGCTGGGAGCAATGAAATCTGTAGAGTGGTTGAAAAAAAGGCCGACAGATAATGCAGATGGGTCTGGTTGGAAAAATATAGATAAACTACTTTTGGCAATGGGAGGGGATGACGCAACCGGTGATGTGAGTGATACAGAACAACGCTCTTTTGTAGAAGAAGAATATTACTCCCACCCAGATATAGGTAGCAAGAAGTTTCCCAAAGTAGAGATAAGAACAGAATATCAAAGAGACAGATGGTACACCTATTCTCCTAAGTATAGTATTTTACTCCGATCGCAGAAAAATCCCTATGGAAATGACGAGATACCGATAATTGCCAAAGACGCTTTTCCTTTAATGAACTCTATTATCGGATTAGGAGAGTTTGAAAGAGGAAAGACTTTACAATACGCACTAAATTCGCTATGGAACTTATACATGGATGGGGTTAAGTATTCTATTTTTCCTCCAGTACACATTGATCCAAAGAGTGTTGTCAGATCAAGTATAAAGTGGGAATCAGGGGGGAAGTGGTTTATGAAAAGACCAAATATTGATGTGCAGATAATGAAAATGGCACCACAAGGATTACAAACATTCCAATCAACTTACAGCTTCTTGTTATCAGCAATAATGAATCAGGCGGGGACAACCGATATTTCTCAGCCAGCACAAACTGAGTCAAATGTAGGGAAAACACCACAGGCTATAAGGTTTATGGCTTCAAGAGAAAATGCCAGAGATGAGTGGGACAGGGTAATGATGGAGGAGACAATAAAAGCAAGAGAGGTAAAGTGGATCAATATGATAGTCAAGAAAATGGAAAAATCTGTTGCCATGAGATTGTTTGGGGCTGAGGCAGAAGAAATCGGACGAGCCTATCCAGATGTAATTGACTTCTTTGACCCAAAGGAAAAATACGGAGCGATAACAATTAAAAAAGACATGATACAGGCTAAATATGACTTTGATTTAGAGGTGGGGTCAACAATGAAAAAAGACTTGGAGGTAACTTGGTCCAAATTCTATCTATAGTTACAAAAACTCCAGCAATAATACAAGAAATGAAAATGAAGGGGAAAGATATAGACTTTGCCGAACTACTAAAGAGGTTATTGATAGGCGGGGGAACAAGAGACTACGACAAGATTATTGTTGATGGGCAGAAAGTGCCGGGACAACCAAATCAACCGGGAGAGGATATGGGACGTTTGTCAGCATTTGCACAAGAATTAGAACAAAGAGCTATGGGGGCACAAATGGCAGGGGGAATTAGTGGAGTACCACCTACCCCGCAACAAGGACCGCCACAAGGGCAACCACAAGGAGGACAAGGTGGATAATGTTGTACCAGACTCAAAAGATATA